CTTTTTCGCACCGAGTCGCAAAAAAATAGCTACTAGATGTAGTGTTGTTGTAGGCTAGAAACCTGACTTCAAGGGGAAACGATGGGCAGACCACCTAGACCAATCGAGCAAAAAAAACTACTAGGCAATCCAGGGCGTAGGCCAATTCCAGAAGGCGGCGAACTACTGCAATTAGGTTCGGGTTACCGCAAACCAATTCGACCGCTAACCTTTTCCGGTCGCCAGTTATGGGATTCCGTTTTTGAACACGGCGAGCTATGGGTTTCGCCAACGCTCGACGTTCACCTTCTTCAAATGACTTGCGAGCAACTAGATCGGCGCGATGCACTTTTAGCCTTGGTTCCTGACCAGCCAAACGACCGCACTCTGAATATGAACCTAAACGATTTAGAAAAGGCTATCCAAATAAACCTAGGCAAGCTTGGCTTTACTCCGTCCGACCGAAGCCGTCTTGGCTTTACGCTTGCCAAAACTAAGAGCAAGCTCGAAGAACTGCAAAGGCTAATGGCCGAATGATTGTCGTAGTCACGGGCGCACCTTGCTCCGGTAAGTCCACCCACGTAAAACTAAACGCCAAGCCTGGCGACGTGATTATAGATATGGACGAACTCGCCCTAGCCCTGACTACAAAGGACACCGACCACCACGGCTATTCGGATCAGATACGCGCCATCGCTAGGGAAGCTCGAAAGGCGGCAGTCAAAGAAGCGCTATTCCAATGCGCCGATAGACGCGGCCCTACGGCGTGGATTATTCACACTGACCCAAGCCCCGACGAACGAAGCCAATACAGATTACGGAACGCGCAATTCGTAAACCTAAACCCAGGTAAAGAAGTTTGCTTAGAGCGACTAAAGTCGCGCCCCGAAATAAACCAGAAAATCGCTAAGAAGGTAATAGATGACTACTACCAAAAGCGTTAACTGGCCGCCGCGTTGGCTAACCGAAGTTCCAGAAGAAGCGCTTCAAAGTAACCGCGCCGAACTCGCACTTCAGTTCGTAGATTACTTCGGCGTTATTACTAAGGATTCTGTCGCTGGCCCTGCCGGTTCTCCGCTAGTCTTGCGCGACTGGCAGCGCGAACTAATAAGAAGGATTTACGCCGACGATGGCAACGGCGGATTCTTGCATCGAATTTCTTACGTAGGACTTCCGCGGAAGAACGGCAAATCGGCCGTGGCTTCTACGCTTGCACTTGCCGACCTATACCTACTCGGCGGACGCGGTGCAGAAATTTATTCAATCGCCGCCGAAAAGGAGCAAGCTCGAATAGTTTTTGCGGACGCTAAGAAAATAATCGAAGCCCATTCCGAACTAAGCGAAGCCGCCAAGCTTTACCGCGATGCCATAGAAATCCCTAGCCTTGGTTCCGTCTATCGAGTTCTTTCCGCTGAGTCTTATTCGAAGGAAGGACTTTCGCCGGTCGCCGTTTATGCCGATGAAATTCACGCGATGCAAACACGCGAGCTATGGGATGTTATGAGTTTGGCAATGGGTTCGCGTGGTAACCGCGCTCATATGGTCGGCATCACTACCGCGGGAACGCGAAGTGATCAGACTGGCCAAGACTCCATCGCCTACAACCTTTACAACTACGGCAAGAAAATCGCCAGCGGTGAAGTCAAAGACCCGACGTTCTTTATGGCGTGGTGGGAAGCGCCAGAAAACTCCGACCATCGCGACCCTGAAACTTGGAAGCAAGCTAACCCAGGTTACGGCGACATATGCGCCGCGTCTGATTTTGAAAGCGCGGTTAGAACAACGCCTGAAGCTGAGTTCCGCATAAAGCGCGTAAACCAATGGGTAAACACTAAATCGGCTTGGCTACCTGCCGGCGTTTGGGAAGGCTTAGAACAAGACTTCCAGCTAGAGCCTACGGACGAATACGTTCTTGGCTTCGATGGATCTTGGAAGAACGACAGCACCGCGCTTGTAGCGGTAATCCTGCCACGCTACGAAGGCGACGTTTACAGGGCTTTCCGCGTAGCTCATTGGGAAAAGGATTTTGCCCTAGACGATGATTCTTGGATAGTGGATAAAGGCGAAGTATCTAAGGCGGTAATCGACTACTTCTTCGCTAACCCCAACTGCCGCGAAATCGTTTGCGACCCGACCTACTGGCAAGACGAAATGTTCCAATGGTCGGACGCGGGCCTAACCGTCTTGGAATACCCCAACACAATAAGCCGAACCGTGCCGGCTACGGCCAAGCTTTATGAAGCAATTATGAATGGCAAGATTGTCCACAATGGCGACGCTGCCCTTGCGAGGCACTTAGATAACTGTATTCTAAAGATAGATTCCAACCGCGGCGCAAGAATAACGAAAGATTATAGAAACCCAAAACTGAAAATAGACTTAGCAATAGCCTTACTTATGGCCTACGACCGCGCCAGTAGTAAACTAGAACCAGAAGTAACGCCACAATTCTTCATTTAGGAAACTATGAGCGACGCATTACAAATCGGGGGAGCCATCCTAGTAACCGCAGGGGTTGGGCTAATCTTCGTTCCGGCTGGCTTGATCGTGGCGGGATTATTCGCAATTCTTATCGGTATTAGCTTGGAGCGTAGGTAATGTTCGACCGTTTATTCCAACAACGCGCAATTAGTTACCAGACTATTTTCGAGTCTGGCGACGACATAGTATTCGGCAACTATTCCGGAACCTACATAAATAAAGACACCGTATTCCAAGTAAACGCAGTCTTCTCCGCCGTTTCCCTAATCGCCGACACAATTAGCACCCTGCCCCTAGATGCCTTTATTAGACGCGACGGCGCTCGCTTCCCTTTTCGTCCGCGCCCTGAATGGGTTGCGAAGCCAGACGTAACAATTCCACGCGAAGCCTTTTACAATCAAGTTATCGTTTCACTATTGCTAGACGGTAACGCTTTTATTCGAGTCTTTTCCAACACTCGCGGCGAAGTAGTAAACCTAAACGTTCTAAACCCGCAAACCGTTACCGTAACCCGTAGCGGACTTGGAAGCCTTATCTTTACCGTAGACGGCGAAGACCGCCCACTTACAGGCGAAGAAGTTATCTTTATTCCAGACGTAATGCGCCCTGGCGAAATCCGTGGCATTTCACGCATCAAAGCACTAGGCGAAACTTTTGGATTAGCCCTAGCGATTGAGCGTTACGCTTCGACCTTCTTCGGGCAAGGCACAAACCTAAACGGCGTTATCGAGTTCCCTGGCAACCTATCGGGCGAGCAAGCCGCGCAACTAGCAGCTTCATTCGACAACCGACACCGTGGTTGGAAGAAGGGCCACCGCACCGGAGTTCTTTCGGGTGGTGCGAAGTTCGTATCGACTCAGACCGACCCAGAGAAATCGCAACTAATCGACGCACGAAACCAGTCAATCGCAGACGTGGCTAGAGCGTTTAACATTCCGCCGCACCTACTCGGACTACCTGGCACTACAAGTTACGCATCGGTCGAGCAAAATAACCTAGCTTGGATAACTCACGGACTCCGACCCATTTGCGCGAAGATTGAAGGCGCACTAAGCCCGCTTATGGCTCGCGTTCCAGGTGGAGAAACCGCGTTTATCAAGTTCAACCTAGACGGCTTAGCTCGCGCTGATCTTCAAGCCAGAACCGCCGCTTACTCGACAATGCTTCAGTCTGGCGCAATGAGCATCAACGAAGTTCGCACGTTGGAAGATATGCGACCAATCGAAGACGAAGCCGCTAACAACCCACGCGTTCCACTAGCCAACGTAAACCTAAACGCTGCCGACCTGAAGGCAATGCGCGAGCGCGTAGCAATGGTTCGCGAATTAGTCTTTAGCGGATTCTCGCCAGAAGAAGCCTTAGCCGCGATGGGCTTGCCAGCTATTGCCCACACCGGAGTTCCGTCCACTCAGCTACAACCACTAGCTTCCCTAGATCCGCTAGACCCTAAGAGCGCTTACGAGGTATAAAGATGGCAATTAGCTATTCGATTTTTGAAGTAGGCGATACTCCTACGCAGTTAGTTCCACCTAGCCTAGATACTCAGAAGGTTTGGGTTCAAAACCTAGAACCGCTTTCAGATACCGACGAATACGCTAGGGCTGGATTTATCTATCAAGTTGGGCAGAAATTCGCAGTAGCCAGCCCTGGAACCGTTACCTTCAACATTGCAACCGGAACCGCTGGCTTGCAGATTGAGTATTTTGAAATTCTTAGCGATACTTCAAACGTAACTGCAAGACTTATAGAAGGCGCAACCGTTACGACTTCGGGCGCGGCTATTCCTGCCTATAACTTAAACCGCAACATTACGACCGCACCAAACGCCACCCTATCTTCGGCAGCTTCCGTATCGGGTGGAAGCGCTATTGCGACCGAATACCTTACGGCAGATAAACACGCCGCAGGTGGCGGAGCCGCGAGCCAAAAGATTTACACCCTAAAGCCTTCGGAAGATTACGTAATGGAGTTCGTAAACAACGGCAACCAATCCACAAACGTATTCCTAAGCCTTGGGTTTAGTGAGAAATACAACGGACTAAACCAAGTTTGGCTAGGTTCTTCCGCAGGGTCGGCAGTTACCCTACGCGGCCACGAAATGATTCAGCTAGACGTTCGCGGCGATGAAGAAATTATTGCGGTATCCGATGGCGGAACTAATACCGTGGTGGTAATGAGGCAAGACTAATGCCCTACTTTATAACCGACTCGAACCCCGACTGCAACGGTTGGGCAGTTGAAAAGGAAGATGGCGAAGTTATCGGCTGCCATTCGACTAAGCAATCCGCGGTAGATCAGATGGTAGCGGTTAGTCTTGCCGAAGGAATGGAACCAGGCGGCGAGAGAAACGAAAACGGCCCGCCCGCCATAATCGTAGACATTGACGGAACCCTAATCATTGGCGGCGAAGCCAATCAAAGACTTATCAGCTACTTAGACACCTTCGACGACACCGAAATTATTATCGTGACCGCAAGGCTAAACAGCACTAGAGCCGAAACCGTTGCGGAACTGGATTCGCTAAACATAGATTACGACCAGCTAATAATGAAGCCCGCGGATAACATCACTTCGCCGAACTATAAAGAAGAAGCCGCTGGAACACTTTTAGAAACCTATAACGTAATGCTTGCGATAGATAACGACCCAGACAACCGCGAGCGCTTTAGAAGATTGGGCATTACCGCCCTAGACGTGTCCGAAATACCGGACACCCTAAGCGAACGCCAAGTAGACCTAACTCCGCCCGCCTATTTCCGAGCTTCGGCTAGGC